GCTCAGTAAATTGATTGATAAAATGCCTAAGCCTGCAAGTCGAACAATTTTAAGGATGGTTTATATTCAGAAAGCAAGCGTGTATGATATGATTGAATTTTTACAATGCAGTAAGACTACTTTTTACAAAAAGAAGAAAGATGCAATCCGTGAATTGGGTGTTGTAGTTGATAAAAGCGAACTAATGTGAACTAATGTGAACTAGGTTGAAGCGCACTGGTCTAACAATCGTGCTATTATAGTATCATCAAGAATTAAGGGTAAGGCAGTAAGTCTTCCCTTGATATGGAGAGTTGGCAGAGTCAGGTTGAATGCGCCCGTTTGCTAGACGGGTGACCGCCTACGTGCGGTCCGTGGGTTCAAATCCCACACTCTCCTTTGGCGGTGACGGGTATATTGTTTTATCTCCAAACGCAAACAAAAACTTATCTTCGGTTCGACTCCGAGCACCGCCTTAAAGGCTACAAAAAAATAAAAAATGAAAGGTAAATATAATATCGATTCCATTCGAGGTCCGTAGCCCCTCGATATTACGAAGTAAAATCGAGAGACCATATAACCCAAAAAACGCATACCTCAGAGGTGTGTGTTTTTTGGTTCTAGGACGAAGAATTGAAAATAATTGATAAACCTTTAGAATGGCTACGGCCATATAAAAACAATCCAAGGAATAATGACAAGGCAGTAGAGCCAGTCGCAAACTCAATTAGAGAGTTTGGTTTTAAAGTTCCAATTGTAGCAACCAAAGACGGAGAAATTATAAACGGGCATACTCGGTATAAAGCTGCACGCTTTTTGAAACTTGAAACCGTACCAGTCTTAATTGCAGACGACCTTTCAGAAGAACAAATAAAAGCGTTCAGGCTTGCTGATAATAAAGTAGGCGAGATTGCTGAGTGGGACACAGAGCTACTCTACGCAGAACTTGAAAGTGTCGAAGGTTTAGACATGACCATGTTTGGATTTGATGATGTCGATTATTCCTTGGACGACTTCGAGGAGTCTGAGGATTCAGAAGATGCCAAGGAATTCTCGCAAGAGGAAGAGACAGGCATTGAATATGGCGACATCTTCCAATTAGGGCGACATCGGTTAATGTGTGGCGATAGCACATCGGCAGAGGACATGGCTCGACTAATCGACGGAGAAACGATTGACCTCTATGTAACCGACCCACCTTACAACGTGGCCTACCAGGGTGGAACCGAGGAAGCTATGACGATCATGAACGATAGCATGGACGACGTCAGCTTCAGGCAATTCCTGAGGGATGCATTCGCAGTCGCAAACAACCACTTGAAGCCAGGAGGGGCGTTCTATATCTGGCACGCAGATTCGGAAGGCTTGAATTTTAGAGCTGCAGTCAAAGAGACAGGATGGCTATTAAAACAATCTATCATCTGGGTAAAAAATGCTATTGTGTTAGGTCGTCAAGACTACCAATGGAAACATGAGCCTTGCTTGTATGGGTGGAAAGATGGAGCGAGTCACTATTTTGTCGATAATCGTTCACTAGCCACGGTCATTGAAGAGGACGAAGAAAACCTAAAAGAAATGACAAAAAGCGAGCTAATCTCTTACATTAAGACCATGCAAGAAACAACTCCGACTACTATCTTTTATGAAGATAAGCCAGTTAGAAATGACATCCACCCAACTATGAAACCTCTGAAGTTGATTGCTAGGGGTGTTTTAAACTCCAGTAAAAAAGGCGACAGAGTTCTAGATAGCTTTAACGGTGGCGGTTCTACTCTTATGGTATGCGAGAAGTCAGAACGTATCTACTACGGTATGGAACTTGACCCACTCTACGTTGCACGAACGATTAGGCGCTGGGAAGAAGAAACAGGGCTTACTGCTGAGAAAGTGAGCTGAAATTTTTAAAAAAGTAAGGAAGTGAGGCGATGGCTGGTGCAGATAATTTAAAAGTCCCAACCTCGGACGAAGCTCGAAAATATGGCAAAAAAGGCGGAGTCGCTTCAGGCAAAGCTCGAAGGAAAAAAGCCAACCTGAGAAAGGCATTTGAAACAATACTACAAGCAGAGGTTGCAAGTCCAAACGTGAAGAAGCAACTTGAAGAGCTAGGCTTTGATTCAACTAATGAAATGGCTCTGGCTATGGTTATGATGCAAAAGGCTATGAAAGGCAACGTCCGAGCTTTCGAACAAATCAGTAGGCTTACTGCGATTGATACAAAAGATAGCCTTGATAAGCGTGAGCAAAAAGAACGTATTGAAGCCTTGAAACTAGAAAACCAAAAACGCAGGGTTACGCTTGAAGGTAGCGCAAACTCAGAAGATGTCATGGCTGAGTATTTCGACAAGTTGGAGGATGCTTTAAACGATGGCACTTAATCGACTATATACAGAAAAACAAGTAAAAATTTTAAAAAGGGCAGTTGCTACTGACTGGTACATGATGATCAATCACGGTGCGGTACGTGCTGGGAAAACCAAGTTAGACAATGACCTTTTTTTGATGGAATTGAAACGAGCAAAGCGAAACGCTGAGAAAGTCGGAGTTAAGAACCCGATGTATATCCTTGGTGCTGTTTCCTCAGGAACGCTTCAAACAAATATACTGAGAGAAATCTCTGACTCGTACAATTACGATTTCAAGTTTGACAGGCACGGGAATTTCACGCTCTTTGGTGTATATGTCGTCACAACGTTCACAGGCTCCATAGCGGGCTTGAAAGCTATCCGTGGTATGACAGCATTCGGAGCGTATATAAACGAGGCTACGCTGGCAAATAAGGCGGTATTTGACGAGATTCTAAAACGTTGCTCTGGTCTTGGTGCTAGAGTTATCTGCGACACCAACCCAGACCACCCGAAGCATTGGCTTAAGGTTGATTACATCGACAAAGCGGACGGTGAGAAAATCCTTGCTAACCACTTTACAATCTTTGATAACACATTCTTGAACCAGCGGTACGTTGATAACCTAATAGCCACAACACCGTCTGGTATGTTTACCGAGCGTGGTATCTACGGGCGCTGGGTAACTGGTG